TTCCCCGTCTGGGTCAGGATCACTAATTCTCATAGTTTCAATATCATACTCTAAATCAATCTTCATGCCTACCCCAGTTGAACTACGACTTTTCATACATTGAAGCTGGTATATTCCTCGTTCTCGCATACTACGACTTGTGAAAATACCAAACACATTATCTGCTGTGTTAATCTTACTAATACCACCTGCTATGTGACTATGATCAAACTCAATCTCATCAACTGCGCTGCGATTCAACTGACTGGCAGTAACCATAAGAATTCCCAACTCTTTTGATAAGTTACGCAATTCTTCCGCTACATACTTGTCTTTAATAAACTGATCATTTGGATTAACTTTAACACTTACTGGCATAACTAAATCTAAGTAATCAACCATAACAAAATCAATTTTAATTCCAGTTTGTATCTGAACTTCTTTTAAATAAGCCCTGATATCATTTACATTGCTTTGCGCTGGCAAGCCCTTAACACGATATTTACCATATTTTTTACCAGCCATTTTAACTCGTAACTCGGTTGTGTCGATGTCTTTACGAATTGCTTTTGTTCCCATTTGAGTTAACATAGCATCTGTTCTTAATGAAGTTAGTTCTTCACTCAATTCTAGCGTGATATAAACTCCACTTAACCCCATATGTAACCAACTCAGTGCAATATTCATCATAACCAATGACTTACCTGAGCCTGAGCCACCTGCAAAGATATTCAATTCACCTCGACTGAACCCACCATATAAGATTTTATCCATTTGTGGCCAACCAGTAGATACTTGCCCACCACTGTTAAAATACTTATTGATCCGACCTTTAGGGTCAGCAAAGTAATCTGTACCCATGTCTTTTTGTAAACTTATTTGTACCGCGTCTTTAATTAATTTCTCTACTGGATCGTATTCACCTTTTTCCAATAAATCTGCACTTTTTAGAATTGCTCTTTCTAATTCTTGTCTGCGAGTAAACGCTTCAAATTCATCAAAGAACCATTCATAATGTCCTTCAGTTAGCTCTGGTACTAATTCAATTTCTACCCCAGTTGTAACTTGTATCTGTGCTGGGTCTGGCATTACGCTATACTTATTAGTATGCTCTATCAAAAATTCTACAACAGGTTTAAGTGTTTTATCAAAATTATCACCGTTTATGATGTTGGCTACGCGAGTAAATAACTCAGCATTTGTTACCATCATACGCAAAAATAGCTTTTGTACTTCAAAATTATAATCCTTTAGCAATCTTTTTTCTCCTCATTTCAATTTTTATCTTACTCATCGTCGCGCTTTCTAATATACTTAGTAGTGTAGGTAGTCGACCATACTTAACTACTGCATCATTTACATCTTTTATATCTTCACTCCAATTAGGCATACTTACGCTGTAGCCCAAATCTAATACTTTATCACACAATGCAAGACCAGTCTTATCTCTGTCTGGTACGAAAATAATTTGTCTATTCAAATTAGCTAATAATGATGCTTGACCCTCATTGATATCGTTGTGCATTAGCGCACAAGCATTTAAACTAAGTGCATCAAATATACCCTCAACCAAAATACACACACTATAATCAGAACGCTGAAAATCTATACCAAAGACATATCCAGGTTGTTGTTCGTTGATATATTTGGGCAGATTTGAATCTAAAAATCTACTGGTATGTCCAACTATCTTATCTTTATAAGTGTAGGGTATAATGATTCTATTGCTGTATCTGCCCTGCAAATTAGGAGTTACTAAGAATGGATAATCACTTGGCTGCATTCCTCGTGAATTTAAATACTTAACAAAGGGTGTATGTTTAGGATTTTTTGGATCAATAAGTTCACCATCTGGCAATTTATGATCAGTAAACTTTATTTTGTTTCTTGAGCGTTTGGTTATAGTAAAATCAAGCAAGTCTTTTTGTTGTAAGCTTTCCAAGCTCCAACGCTGTATTTGTTGCTCGTCTACGCCAGACCATATCAGTAATTGTCTTGTTTTATAATGTATACTTCTGCCCAATATAAAACTGCAACTATATTTACAATTAAAACAGTGCATTGTCCAATTAGTTTGCCCATCAAACTTGATTCCGCCGCGCTGCCTACGGTCTGCTCTATGACCTCGATGGTGGCAACACACAGCATTAAAGCTGTGCCAGCCACTACCTGACATCTTTTTCTTACCGGGGATAATAGACAATATATCAAACATTCATATAGTATAGCATATTTTAGCTACACTTGCAACAAGTTTGGTATCAACGTGACCAAATATTTGTTACTACTCCTGCATTGCTTGCAAACTGCATTCTAATATAGGGATGAAATCCTCTAACCGTGTACCCAACTGTATCTGTTACATTAGCATAAGAATAAACTGGACTTGCTGGATACCAATCACCATCAACAATTGTAGACCCCTCTATCACTACATTACCATTAAATCGTTCATATGAAGCTTGTAGTGTTACTACAGGTATACCATCAGTATTAATAACGCTGGTGTAATAAATGATATTGTTTGCGTTACCATAGTAGTTCCCAAACTGATCTAAGTATGTTGTATTGGGGAACGCTTGCCCTGTTGGAATAGTAATTTGCATAGAAGGAATAAAGGAAGGTAGCACAGAATTTACAATATTCATTTCGCCGCGGGCGCCTGCATTTTGATCTACAAAGACTGGTAAAGCAGCATTCGCGGTTGAAAATTCAAGTGAGTAATAACATTTTTGTACTTCAATGTCAGCCAAATCAGCAATAGATAAATTGAGAAGAGCGATTCCATTAGCTGGGAAGGCGTCTGGACTGGGTGCTACCGTGCCATCTAAAGGCTTAGACAGTAACAGCATACTACCTTCATAGTTGATAATTCTACAAGTAATTACTTTATCTGTGATGTCAACGGGTTTCTGTTGTTGATTTAAAAATTGAAATTGAATTTGGTTATCGACACCTTTGTGCAGGGTCAATGGTTTGGCGTATTGAGGCATATAACTCCTTGGGCTGAACCCTGATAAAAGCACAACAATGTTGCGCTGAGTATAAAGAAATACTTGGGTTGAGTACACAAAAAAACTCCTATATTTTATTTATCAAAATTAACGGTACTATTAACCATAATATCAAAATAATTTGGTTAAATATACGGTGATAAATATTGCATAAGATGAAACTAAAGCGATGACGCAACCTGATTTTTTTAAGAAGTTAAGCGAAACACATCCATTTATTACCATTTGCCATTATGCTAATCAAGACTTTGTGGGCATAGTTCAAAATCGTGATGATGTCGTTACCACTATATATGACTATGGTGCTATTGTAGATAGTGAGATTAAGGAAAGATTCTTAGAATTAGGTGAGGTATGGTGGTGGGAAAGCAATAGATTGATACCAATCAATTTGTTTTTAAAAGAAGATTGGATAATTTTTAAACCATATCTAAGAACATTTACTAATAAAAGCTTAACTATATTGCACGGTCCAGCTTGTAGTATTAGTGAGCTAAACAAAAAACGAATCAAGCGACGTTCAATAACATTGGTAAAACGATTATCTTGATTTTAATCTGCGTTTTTTAGCTAAATCTAAACTTAGCTTACCTACTTTTTCAGTAAAACATTCACCCTGTAAATGATCGTATTCGTGCTGAAACACTCGGGCTAATAAGCCTTCGAACTCACACTCAATTAGTTCACCTGTTATTCCCTGATACCTAACTTTAATCTTAGCATAACGCTTTACATGAAGCCAAAGCTTTGGGAAGCTTAAACATCCCTCAATATCTTTTACTTCGCCCTCACCTGATATGATTTCGGGATTAATACAAGCATATACTTTGTCAGGATTACCCATGATTAAGACAGCTTTACTAACACCTATTTGTGGTGCAGCAAGACCTATACCATTATTTTGAAACATTATGGTAGTCATGGCGGCAATCAATTCATTGAGCGAAAGGTCCTGAGGTAGCCAAGGTTCAGCTTTCTTTTTAAGAATGGGATCTGTTTCAGGTACTAACTGGTACATTTTGTTCTTCTAATAAATTCATATGCACTACTACTAAATGTGCGTAGGCACAAGAATGTGAACGCTT